GCGCTGTCGAAGCGGTTCATGAGCCGCTCGATGTGCGTCTGGACGTCTTCCTTGTTCGCGCGCTCATGCGGGAACGAGGCCTGCTCGATCGCCTTGAGGGCGTTGGAGCGGAGGATGGCGGCTTCGTCTTCGGGGCCGCGGGCTTGCATGCGGACGGCGGCGACGTCCCAGATCGCGGAGCCGGTGCGGCTCTGCGGCTTGGTGTTGAACGTGTCGACGCGTTCGGTGCGGGCGGGGTCGTCGGTGACGGCCTTGACGCGGGCTTCGCGGGCGCGGAGCTCGTCGAGGGTGACGGCGTTGTCGTCGAGTTCCTTGTTGCACCGGTTCCACTCGCTCTTGCCCTCTTCGGACATGCGCTTGCCGGCGTACTCCTGGTCGAGTTCGCCGATCCGGGCGCGGAGCTCGGTTTGGCGGGCTTCGTACTCCTCGATCGTGACGGGCGCGCCGCCCATGATCGGCGGATGCGTCTTCCGCCAGTTGGTCAGGTCAATAGCCACGGTTCGTCCTTCTTGTTGAGCCCGTAAATGGGCGTGCCGGAGTCGCGGCGCCCAGGGGCCGGGTGAGCGAAGAGGGGCTCGGCGCGGCCTGTTGGGGGTGCGGGGGTGCCGTCTGGGTCCGGGTGAGCCTCGGGCTCGGCGCGGGTGTCGTCGGCTGGTTCGACGGGGTTGGGGGAAGGTTGGTGTTCGGGTCCGTCTCCGGGCTGGTTGGGGTCCGCTGACGGGGTGACGTGGGGGCTGGCGGGGTCCCCGGACGGGTCCGGGTCGGGGCGTTCGATGGGCGGGTCCTCCCGGGGCGCGTCAGGCGCGTCGGGGGCGGCGGTGCGCGTCGACCGTCGGTCACGGTCGGCGAGGTAGTCGAGGACGGCACGGAGCCGGTCGGGGTTGCTTGTCATGCGCGCGACGAGGAATTCGTCGGTGAGGGACCTGAGGCCGGCGGTCGCCCCGGCGTACGCGGGGAACGTGACGGGCCCGAACTCGGGGACGCGGGCTTCTTTGATGGTGCGTTCGGGGAGGCCGTGCGGGTTGTGATCTGAGATGTCGGCGCGTTCGTTGTAGTCCTCGCGGACCACGCTGAATCGGAAGCTGGCGCCGTACAGGCCGGCGCGGAGGCCGGGGATCAGGTCCCGGTTGTACGACGTGTCCAACAAGGGAACCTCGTAGTACGCCCCGTCGTCGTCTTCCCGCAGGATTTCTGCGCGGCCGAGGACCTTGTCACCGATCTGGGGGTCCATGCCGTGCTGGAACAGCACCTTGGTGCGAGAGCCGAGTTCCCGGAACGTTTTCTTGAACGCGCCCGGCGCGATCCGTTCGAGGAAGCGGCCCTCATGGAACGAGTCGATCTCGGTCCATTCGTTGAACACGCTGAAGCGGCCGGTGAGGACGGGCATCCCACCCGGCTCACCGGTCATCGTGTCGGGGTCGGCGGGTTCGGGTGCGGCACGCAACGTGGGGCTGGTCGGGACGGCGCGGACGAGGTCGTCGCGCGGCGGGCGGCCGTTGGCGCGGGCGGCGTCAACCGCCCCCTGCTCGGAGCTCGTCTCTGGCATGGGTCCCTTTCGGGGGTTGGGGGCGAGCGGTTAGGGCTCGCGGTACGTGAACTGCTCGAGCATTTGGCGCGCGGCGTTCTGCGCCGCGTTAGCGGGGCTCGTCGGAACGTCCGCGGGGTCGATCGCCGGCAGGTTGCCGTTCCCGTTCGAGCCGTTGTTCTGCGTTCCGGGCGGCTGGAGCTGGACCGAGAAGGTGCCGGTGTGCGTGAGTTGTTGCAGGTCCCCGGAGACGATCGCTTTGACGACGCTTTCCGGCGTGAACCCGGCCTCGGTGAGGCCCTTGATCGCCTGGGACTGGACTTGCTGAATGTCGGCGGCGTCCTTCATGTCTTCCTGGAGGAAGGGCACGTCCCGGTCGTCGTACCAGAGTTGTGAGCCGGCGGGGACGTCAATGATCTTCTGGAGCGACCCGGCGACGTTCCGCCAGAGGGGGCGCATGGTGCCGTCCGCGAACCGGCGGCGCGCCTGGCTGTAATTGCTATAGGTACTCGCGGCTAGGCCCTCTGACAGTCCGACGATCACCGGCGGCACACCGGCGGCCGCCGCGATCCGGGTTTCGGAGTGGCCCATGACGGCTTTGAAGTCTGTTTGTTCCATGTTCGCGCCGATAATTGATGCGTCGGCGCCGCCGCCGAGGAACAGGGTGCGGTACGCGTTCGCTTCGCCCTCGTACTGCGTCCGGAACTTGCTGATCCACTGATCGAACCGGGTCTGATCAACGGCGGGGTCCATCTTGATCAGGAGGTTGGGGGTGGCGGCGTTCTCGAAGAACCGGCCCTTATGGGTCATCGCGGCCTTGTCCCCAACGATCTCGCTGATGACGGGGGTCAACCAGCTCATGCCCTTGTACTTCGCGGCCGGGTCGGGGATCGGCGCGAAATGCACGACCGTTTCGCGCTGAAGGTAGTCGGGTTCTACCCCGGAGTTTCGGCCGCCGGGGTGGTAGATGTAGCCGATGACTTCGGTGTCGATGTCGTTGACGGTGTCCCGGTCCGCCATGGCCTGGTTGGTGCCGAGCACGATCGTGACCCAGTCGGGCCGGAGGCGGCGGAGCTGGTTGCCGCGGCGGACCCCGTAGAAGTTGCCGGCGAGGTCGGCGTCCTGAATCATGCGTGTGAGGAGGTCGCCGGTGGTGCCGTTCGCCCATGGCTGCTCAAGGATGCGGAGGGCGTCGGTGCCGAAGAGTTCGCCGGGGCGGCCTTGCCGGAACCGCCGGAAGTTGAACCTCGCCTCCGAGAAGAGGAGTTGGCGGACGAGCATGCACGCGAACACGACCCCGTTCTGCTTATAGGCGAGCTCGACGTAGGTGCTGTAGTCGCCGGGGACTTCTTCGACGGTCTTTCCGTACGTGGTGTTCGGGTACTGGGTGGTGTACGTGTTGTTGTTGAACGTGAAGTAGTTCGCCCATTCGTCGAGGGTCAGCCGGGACCCCTGCGCGGGCGGGGTCGACGAGCCGTTGCTGCGGCGGATGAGGTTCAGGAGCGTGGTCATTCAACGTCGATCCCGGACAGCGCGACGATGAGGAGCGCGGCACCAGCGATCACGCACAGGCTCGCGATGGCGCTGTACCCAGCGGCGGCCCACGCCCCGGCACCAACGCCGGTGATCAGGGCACCCAACGCCACAAGAAGGACAGCGATCGTGAGGCGGCGGCGGTTCATGCCCACGCGACCAAGGGGTCGCGGCCGCCCTGCGCGCCGTCAGCGATCGCGTCACCCCGGGCCTCCCACGCGAGGGCGGCGGCCATGGCGGCGTCAATCTTCCTGGGGCTGTCGTGGCGGTCCTTCGCGATCACGTGCATCGCTTTCAGGTCGTCATCGAGGACGTTGGTGCGGCGCTTACGCGCGTTCCGGATGTGGGCCGCGAACACGGGGTCCCCGTCGTGCGTAAGGTCGGCGTTGTTGATCGCGACCGTGAAGTTGCGGATCATCCACGCGGACTGCCGGATCCGGTTCGTCATCCAGTGGATCACGCGGCGGTCGCCGTACCGGCCGCGCCACGCGTCCACCAAGTGATCGATGTACTGCGGGTCGCAATACATCCGCCAGACCTGCCATTGCTCGAACGCGTCGGTGACGGCGGCGTCCACCTCGTCGAACGGATGCTCGTACTCATCGGGCGCGCCTGGGGGGCGTTCCCAGATCCCGAGGGGCCACATGTAGCCGGTGTCGATGTCGGCGGCGATGACGGCGAGGGCGTCTTGGAAGCGGGCGCCGTCGACGCCGATCACGATCGTCGCTTCGGGCCCGACGTGGCGGGGCTGCGCGAGTGCCTGCCATTGCTCCGGGTCGAATGCTGCGCCTTCCCCGCTGAGCTTCCTGTTGAGGAAGAACCGTTCGGCCTGAGCGGCTTCGCCTTCCGAGAGGAGCGCGACGATCTCACCGTCGATACGGTCAAGGTCGATCCATGGCACCCATTGCGCGCCCTTCGGGGCGGTCGCGGCGTCCCCGTACACCTTGCGAAGCATGCGGCGGCGTTCCTGCTTGTTGCGGACGCTCCCGACGCCGGGGTCGACGTCATCGAAGTGCACGCCGGGCGCGTCGCTCTCAGCGAGGCGTTGCGCGACGCTGTTCTCGGATGGATCCCACGCGTTTGATGTGCTGACGAACCGGCCGCCCATCCCGGCAAGGTTGCGGCGTTGGTTGTCCGCGAGCTGGTGGCCGCCGTTGCGCTCGAGCCAGCTGTGGACTTCGTCTTGGACGACGAATGTGACGCGCTGCCCAAGCCGTGATCTGGCGGAGCTCGTGACCGGTTCTATCCGGCCGCCGCCCGGCAAGTTCACGCGTGTCTGCCCGGTGTCCGGGACGTCGGCGTGGAGGTTCCCGAGTTCGATCATCGGGATGAGGGACCGCCAGACGTTCGCGGCCTGATCCTCCGAGACCGCGGTCAGCTGGATCCATGGTGTCTGCCATGGCCGGCCGACGGGCTCGCCGGCCGTGTCCCACCCATCGGGGCGCACGGGCGCTTCGGAGTGCGCTTCGGCGCAGATGATCGCGGCAGCGAATGGCCCCTTCCCGTGTTTCTGGGGTCGAATCAGCTGCGAGCCACGGAAGTACGTGAACTTGCCGGTGTCCGGATCGAGCCGGTAGTGCCAGAGCAGGAACCGGAGTTGTTCGTCGGTGAGGATGAACGGCTGGCCGACACGATCGCCGTCGGGGATCGCGCAGACCTGTTGGATGAGTTCGGCGACTTGGTAGCCGAGGGTGGGGAATTCGTTGGGGTATTCGGGGCCGCGCCACGGCATTCGGTCGGCTCCGGGATGGTTGGGTGGACGAAAGAATGTTGGGGTCTACCTTGACGTGGTACTACCCGGGTAGTATCTTTGTCGTATGGAAGCCACCGAGCACACCGCCCAGACCTACAAGCAGGCGATGGACGACCTCCACGCCGGACGCATCACCCCCGACCAGTTCCGGCAAGTGGCGCGCGCGTCACGCGAAGCCAACGGCACCCAGCAGCACGACCTGATCAAGGCCCTCGCGGTCGCGGCATCCAACCGCTGAATGCCTCCGCGGACCAGCCTGTACCTCCCGGAACGCGACCGCGCGATCATCGAACAGGCCGCCCGGGCCGCTGACGAGTCGATCAGCGAGTACATGCGCAACGCCGCGCTCACACGCGCCGGAGCCCCAAGCGTCGATGCCCGTGTCGACGGGCTTGACGCCCGGTTGCGGCGGATCGAACGTCTCATCGAGGAGCAACACCCATGAATCATGCGATCAAGACCGACGTGGTGCCACCGCGGTATCTGAGCGGCGGCAACCGCATGAACCTCGGGCGTTCCACGTGGCATCCGGACCTATGGGTCGGGCTGGACGCCTACTTCGAGGGGCCGTGGTCGCAGATGGCGATCCTGGCCGCGAAGATCCTGAGCGACCCCGCGACCGAGGTGGTAGCGCCGGGTCTGTATCGCCCCGATCTCGCTGACGCGCTGGCGCACGAACAGGAGCTGAGCGGCGCTGAGGCGCCCACCGCGGACTGGCCGCCCATCGAGGAGCAACACCCGTGAAAACGATCCGCGAGATCGCGCTCGACTACCTCATCGAGTGGGGGCCCGCCACCGTCTCGGAGATCGCCTACAAGAGCGGGGGCGTCAACGAGAACAACGTGCGCGCCGCTTTGCAGCGTCTTGAGCGGGACGGTGACGTCGTGCGCGCGTCGTTCACGACGGTTCGTGGCGTGAACCCGCAGGCACGCGGGGGCCGCGCGATTCTCTGGGCGATCCCGGGTGACGTCGAGGAGCAACACCCATGAGCGGGTACGGTTGGACCAAGGCGGAGTTCGATGCGGCACCCGAGGCGATCACGCGTCTCCACCAGCGCATCCTCGATCTCGAGGGCGCGCTAGACCAAGCACGCGAAACGCTCTACGCCGCCGGCACGTTCGCGAGCCACACCAACGACGTGATCGCACGCGTCGGCCAGATGTGCCTGAAGGAGTTCGAGCGGACCACCACGGTGGCGGAAGGCCCGTCCATGACCGCCACCGAGTAGCCGTTTCCGCGCCTGTCCGCGCGTTACATACACAACCCTCACGCACCCCACTTGGAAGGGGACCCCCGTCATGACCACCATCCGTACCATCGCCGCGTGCGCCGCATGCGCCATGGTCGCGTCCGCAACCACCGCGACCGCGGCGTCCACGCTGATCACGAGCAAGCAGATTCGGAACCGCACCATCCAAGCCGTCGACCTGAAACCCAGCCTCCTCAAACGCGCGACCGCCACAAAACCCGGAGCCACCGGCCCACGCGGCCCCGCCGGCCCCGCCGGCCAGCAAGGCCAACCCGGACCCCCGGGCGCCACCCCCACCATCCGCATCTACACCAAGCGCGGCGCCAGCACCTCATTCACAAGCCGTGTTGACTGCGACGCTGGCGACACCCTCCTGAGCGGCAGCGACGACACCGGCCAGGGCGGTCACGCGATCGGCAGCCCGCCGTTCGGTTGGGGCGGGGTATCGAACACGTTGTCGGACGCTCGTATCACCATCGTCTGCCTCGACCGCTAAAGAGGGAACGACCCCGTCATGCGCCCCCCGACCATCATCGCCGCCTGCGCCACGTGCGCGATCCTCGCCTCAGCGGGGACAGCGACCGCCGGCCGCCTCATCACCACCCGCGACATCCGGAACGGCACCATCCGCGTCACCGACCTCAACCCCCAGTTGCGAGCGCAACTACAGGACCGCGCGCCGGGACCCGCCGGTCCCCAAGGCGCACCCGGCCCGAAAGGCGACCGCGGCGAACCCGGCACGGTCGGTCGCGTCTACTTCCGGTACGGCGAAAAAGTGCCTGCCGTGTGGTGCGACCCCGGGGACGTCGCGACCGGCGGCAGCATCACCCAGATCAGCAGCCGATACAGCTTCTACCCGCTCAGCGGTGACGGATCGAACGTGCCACGCGGCTGGGGCGCCGACCCCGACTACGCTGGACCGTACCCTTCGTTCATCTACGTCGTCTGCCTCGACCGCTAACACCCAACCCGAACCCCCGCAGCACCTTGAGCCCCGCCCCCGTGCGGGGCTCAACTCGTTCTAGCCCGGGTCCACCGCCCGCAACCGCCTGACCTCCCCACCCCCCGAAACCGCGGGACGACCAGCGACCTGCTCCCCCGGCACCCGCCACCTCAAATCCCGCTTCCCCTTCGGCGACAACCCCAACCCATCCATCCGCAACCGGACCTCCGCCGCCTGCACCCGCCCGCCACGAACATAATCATCCATCGCGAACGCCAACTCCACGCACGCCTGCACATCCGCCGGCCCATACTGCGCCGTCACCGGATCCGTCCGCCACGCATCCCACGCCGCGACCGTCCGCGGATTCCACTTCGCGCCTCGCGCCTTCCGCGGAAGCTCCGGGAGAACAGGCCCCGAAAGCGGCTCGAGATCCACCCACTCCCCCCGCGCCGGCACATTCTGCCGCCTGCGAGCACCAGGATCCTTCGGAACCGGACCAGGCATCACACTACGCGTCCCAGCCGCTCAAAAACGGGGATCGCGGAAACCCGTAGAGATCGCGGCCGCGGCGGCAAGCGGTCTCCGGGGTTTCTGGTTTCTCGCGGTGCCCCCTCCCCCCCGGGGTGTGCATGGTCCCCCGTCCCCCTGGTCATGAGCGGGCGAGGAGTTCGCTGATGATCCAGATGGCGAGCGCGACTGCGATGAGGACGATCAGGAGTTTGATGAGGAGGTCGAGGCTGCTCATGTCCGGGGTCCTTAGGTGCGGGGGTTGGGGATGTGCGCGAGCGCGATCGTGAGGATCGCGAAGGTGATGGCTGCGTGCGCTTCGACGATGGCGCGGGTGGCGTAGCCGGGCATGCGGTCGTGGATGCCTGCGCTGATGAGGCATGCGAGGGCGCAGAGGACAGCGATAATCTGGAGGTAGGCGATGGCTCGTTGGTAGCGGGTCATGCGCTAGGTGCGGGTGATGATGGGGGCGCCGCAGCGTGGGCAGACTTGGGCGCCCCATCGGATTTGGAAGGTGGCGCCGCAGTAGCACGCCACGGTCGGGGCTTGGGTCATGCGTCTGCGTGCGTGAG